AAAATAGCTTCGCTTGAAAACATTCCTGCGATAGAGCTAAACATCTCATGCCCAAACGTAAAACAAGGCGGAATGGCGTTCGGCGTGACTAGTTCAGGTGCTGCCGAAGTAGTAAAAGCCGTCAGGAAAGTATACCCTAAGACATTGATAGTGAAGCTATCTCCGAACGTCACTGATATTACGGAAATAGCTAAAGCAGCCGAAGGCGAAGGCGCTGATTCCGTATCGCTTATCAATACGATGTTAGGAATGGCGATAGATTGCGAAAGAAGGAAACCGCTTCTATCTACCGTAACCGGAGGATTGTCAGGCCCATGCGTGAAACCGGTCGCATTAAGAATGGTATGGCAAGTAGCCAAAGCCGTAAAGATTCCAGTGATCGGATTAGGAGGAATATCTAATTGGAAGGATGCGGTAGAGTTCATGCTAGCCGGAGCTACAGCGATTGAGATAGGCACGTATAATTTCGTAGACCCAACAATAGGCATAAAAGTAGCACAAGGCATCAACGACTATTGCGATCGCCACGGCTTCAAATCCGCAAAGGAGCTTATCGGAGCGTTGGAGGTGTAATTAATATAAATCAGCCGCATAATGCGGCTGATTTAATTGAAAAAGAGAATTATAAAAAACAAATACGATTTAATACAAACTATGGAAACACTTAATATAAAAAAAGGTGGAATAAGATATTCTATTACCAAAGAAGAAAATACACAAGAAGAATATCTACAAATATCAGAGCAACTTGTTTCTAATTTGTTATATAACATGGCTTTATTATATAAGAAATATAGCGATAGAGGGCTTGACGGATATGAACTTATACAAGGTGAAAGGCAAATAAGTACGTTAATTCTGCCTTCTCTTTCAAAAATATGTAATGGATTAGTCCTCGCAGAAGTACCTACAACCCGAAACTGCTGTTTAAAAGGACATGAAATAGATAATTCTACAGGTAGAATAGATTATTGGTGTATCTATAAGGAGTATTCTTTTGTTATTGAGGCTAAACTAAGTTTCGATGCGTTTAAAACCGATAATACAAGAGAAAAAGTAACAAGAAGATGGAATACTATGATATTTGACCAATTGGAATCTGTGAAAGAAGACATTAAATACTATGAAGAAGAGACAATGGGAGTAATAAGATTAGGACTTCATTTTGTAATACCTTATAGTGATAAGAAACCATCTGATGATCTTCTTAAGGAGTATAAGAAAATATTAAATCCAGATATTATTGATAGAATTAAAATTGACATCTCACAGGAAAAACCGTCTAAAAGTACTCCTAATATTATTGGATACTGGACATTTCCCAAGAATGAGGTATTAATAAAAGAACAAACTTTCCCTGGAATAATTTTAGTTGCCAAGGCATTCAAGCCAATACAACATAAAGGAAGCAAAAAATAAATAGCAAAGGATTCTATAGTCCGGATATGATTCTTGCGTATCCGGACTTTTTTTCGTATCTTTATACATAAAAGCTAAAGTAACCGGTCTATACTATTTCTTGATTTTTCGTCCAATTACCAATCTATTCATCAATTCGAAATTTTCCTGAAGATATTTTGATAATTACCATTATGTTTAATTAGATTATTATGAATTATGAAACCCGTATGGAAATTAATTTTGGTCATTATAGACGCAGTTATTGATGCTGTGAAGTCTTTATATGACACTGGTAAAAATTTGGTTAAGTAATTAAATCATGTGTGGAATTGTCAATCCTCTATCTGTTGCTTGTTTGCACCCAAAAAAAGTAATTAATCCGTACACTCACGAAACATTAACGGTGTCTTGCGGTAAATGTGAAGCGTGTATTCTTAAAAAGAATAACCGCTATGCCTTTCAGTGTGATTTGGAATCTCTGTCTCATAAGTATTGTGTGTTTATTACTCTCACTTACGATAACTTTAACATTCCTCGCGCTCGTTTCGTAGAAACTTCTACAGATATATACGATGTCTGCGATTTGTCTAACGGTGTTGTATTACAGACTGGTTGCGTACTCTCTACCGAACAGTTAGATTTATTGAAGAACAAATTCCGCTTAAATGGTGATATTCCTTATTTATCCAAATATGACTTACAATTATTTTTCAAAAGATTCCGATACTTCGCTTCTCGCGTCTCGTCGGAAAAAGTGCGTTACTTTGCCGTTGGCGAGTACGGACCCGTACACTACCGCCCGCATTATCATATCTTATTATGGTTCTCCGATTCGGAACTCCTATCGTGTTGTTCAGAGATTGTACATAAAGCATGGTCTTTTGGTCGTGTCGATTGTCAGCTCTCCAAAGGTAAGACTAATAACTATGTTGCGAGCTACATTAATAGCTCTGGCACTCTACCCAAGGTTTTTAAAATACCTGCCTTCCGTCCCTTCTGCGTTCATTCTCAACGCTTGGGTCAAGGTTTTCTGTCTGCTGAACGTGAAAAAGTATACGAAACTTCCGTTAGCGACTTTGTTTCTCGCTGCCTCGTTGTCAATGGAAAATATAAAGAGTTCGATTTGTGGCGCTCGTGTTACTCTTACTTCTACCCCAAATGTAAAGGATTTGCTAACCTCTCTACATCTGAACTTTCTTTTGTGTATCGGCTCTATCATTATGCGAAAATAGCCTTTCCTTACGCTTCTACTTGCGCTGATTTGTCTCGTGATATTGCTATATATATTCGTGATTATCGCTCTACTTTCGGATTGGATGTTACCCATCCGTCTAATAAGTACTCTAACGTTATATCTTACTTCTTCCATGATTCTTTGTTTTCTTATTATGCTTCTGATTGTCTTAACGACACTGATTTACTTAATAAGTTTGCTTCTCGTATCTATACTGAATTACTTAATTCTAAACACTTCTTATATTATGTATGCGACCATACGACTACCTACGAAATTAACCGTAAAATTTCGCTCATTAAAGAGTTTTATTCTAAGTTGGATTACCTGCATTTAGTTGATTTCTTCGAATCTCAACGACAATATTATGAATCTGACCTAAACGATTCTGATGTATATCGTAAAGATGATTTCGATAATGTGTTTAATCCTTTTTTCTATGATAACGTTTATGTCGATTTCGGTACTCTTCGCTCTTGTGAATCTTTCCGTTTGTTCTCCGCTGAACAACTTAATCTATCTTCTAAACGTGTAAAACATAAAGTTTTAAACGATAAAAATTTAATCTTTAATTTCTAATGGCTTATGGCTAATATTATGAATTTGAAATCCTTGCGTAATAATGTCTCTCGCAATGGTTTCGACCTGTCTTTTAAAAAGAATTTCACCGCTAAGGCTGGTGAATTGCTCCCAGTTATGGTTAAAGAGGTTCTACCTGGTGATAAGTTCTCTATTAATCTAAGTTCTTTTACTCGAACCCAACCTATTAATACTGCTGCTTTCGCTCGTATGCGTGAATATTATGATTTCTTCTTCGTTCCTTATAATCTTCTATGGAATAAGGCAGATACTGTACTAACTCAAATGTATGATAACCCACAGCATTCTAATCAGATTGACCCATCTTTTGATAAGATGACTGGACAAATGCCTTATATTACTGCTGAACAGATTGTACATTATATTTATACTCGTAGTCTTGGATTTAATACTTTATATGGTAAAAATTATTTTGGTTATGACCGTTCTTCTCTATCTTGTAAGTTGTTGGAGTATTTAGGTTATGGTAATTATCATTCTTTTTTACCTGAAACTCTTGGTGTATCTCATACAGATTCTTATGATTCTTCTACTACTGGTCTAATTAATAATCTTGCTATGAATGTTTTTCCCTTACTCGCTTATCAAAAAATTTATGCTGATTTCTTCCGTGATAGCCAATGGGAAAAAATTTCTCCCTCTACATTTAATGTTGATTATATGACTGGTACTACTGATATGCAAATACCTATACCTTTTAATACTTCTGATACTTATATTAAGTCTGCATTCTTTACAAATTATAATTTCTTTGATTTACGCTATTGTAACTGGCAAAAAGATTTGTTTCATGGTCTAATGCCACATTCACAATATGGCGCATCTTCTTATGTACCTGTAGATGTTGTTAATACTGAAGATACTTCTTCATTTACTTCTGTATCTCGTGATGACGGTAAGTCTGTTATACGTGGTCAAGCTGATATGTCTATTTTGTTGCTTCGTCAATATGAATTTCTACAGAAATGGAAAGAGATTGCCCAAAGTGGTAATAAGGACTATAAAGAGCAAGTTAATAAACATTGGAATGTTGCCGTAGGTGATTACGCTTCCGAAATGTGTCAATACCTTGGAGGTGTTACTACTAATATAGATATTAATGAAGTTGTTAATACTAATATTACTGAATCTAATGCTGCTGATATT